GGACGCAACCGCTCCTGTTGCTGGAATCATCTTGGTCGCTTTGCATGCCTACGGTGTCAAGTTTGTCAGTGAGTTCTTACAAAAGCAACAAATAAAGAAACAATTTGGAACTTATCTTTCACCAGCAATGGTTGAGAAGTTACAGAAGAATCCAGAACTGTTAGCACTTGGTGGTGATAGTCGTGAATTAAGTATTATGTTTACTGATGTTCGTGGATTCACAAGTATAAGTGAGCACTATGGCAAAGATGTTCAAGGTCTTACAAAAATCATGAATCGTTATATGACTGCCATGACTGCAAAGATACTTGAAAACGCTGGTACATTAGACAAGTATATTGGTGATGCTCAAATGGCTTTTTGGAATGCACCACTTGATGATGCTGACCATGCAAAACATGCAGTTGCAACCGCATTACAAATGTTAGGAAGTTTAGATGCATTTAATAAAGAAATTTCGACAGAAGGCGTTCCACCATTTGGGATGGGACTTGGGATCAATACCGATACTGTCGTCGTTGGTAACATGGGTAGTAGCCAGCGATTTGATTATACTTGTCTTGGTGATGGCGTTAATCTTGCTTCACGTTTAGAAGGGCAAAGTAAACCATATCATGTTGCTATGGTTATTGGACCAAAGACAAATGAATATGTAAAAGATGATTATTTTACACTTGAATTAGACTGTATTGCGGTTAAGGGTAAAAAAGAAGGTGTTAATATCTTTACAGTATTAGAGCAACGTGGTGACAGAATAGATTATCTTGCAGCGAAAACTAATCACAAACACATGATGGATGACTATCGTGCCCAAAGATTTACAAGTGCAATTGAAATTTGTAAAAAACTCAAAGGTGAGTTTGACGGACAAATGGATGGATATTATGATATGTGGATTGAACGTTGTGAAGAAATGGCTGTAAACCCACCAGGTGCTAATTGGGATACTGTTTATAGAACAAATACAAAATGACTAATAGTTTTTGTGGATTTCTATCAAACGGTTTGTTTATAAGTGACAAGATTGATGGAAATCTTTCATTTTCACCGTGCTGTTTATACGGTGAATATAGTAAAAAAATTCATTATGACAAATGGAATAATGTAAATGATTGGTCATCTTATTGTAATAATTGTTATATAAAGGAAAAAAATAATAAATTAAGTCATCGCCAACAAAATAACAAATATTTTAAAAATAACGATGAAGGTATCACGTACCTAGAACTTGATTACAGTAATGCATGTAATGCTGCCTGTGGTATGTGTAATTCAATATCTAGTAGTAAAATTGCAAGAATATTAAAGTTAGAGGGAAATAACAACGTAAATGTTCCCTCTGTAAAAAGAAAAACTTTTTTTGATACAATTACTGATTTAGATTTATCTAAATTAAAAATTTTAAAATTTAAAGGTGGGGAACCTTTTTATTCAAATTTTCATAAGGATATGATAAAAAAAATAAAAGTTCCACATGAAAGTGTTTTAATGTATCAAACAAATGGTTCAATATATCCAGATCAAGAATGGTGGGATTTAGTAAAAGATTTCAAAGAGGTATATTTTTCTTTTAGTATAGACGGCATAAATGAAAAATTTAATTACATAAGAAGTGATTTAAAGTTTGACATCGTTGAATCTAACATAATTAAAATATTATTAAATTCTAATATTAAAGTTACTGGAAGTATAGAGGCAACAATAAATCCCTTAAATGCCTATTATTATGATGAAATTTTTGATTTTTATTTAAAACTTAAAAAGATAAACAAATCAATGTCATTTAATTGGCACCAATGTTGGAATGATTGGGGCTTAGAAAATACACCACCGCAATTAAGAGAACTCGTAAACAAAAAATATAAAAATATTAACTTATGTAAAGTGATAAATGAACTAGAATTTGATAAAAGTAAATTTATAAGTTTTATTCATTCTTTACAAAAACATGAAAAAAGATTTAATTTTGATGCAAATAAAACATTTCCAGAAGTATATCCACTTATAATGGAAGAATATGAAAAATTAATTACTTTTTAATTTTATTTGCTTCACTTAACTTGTCAGCAGCTTCTTTAAGAGTTTTTTCCGCTTCAAGTTCTACTTGTTGTGCTGCTACTGCGGCTTTTGCATCATCAAGATGACGTTGACTTTCTATTTCTTTACCACGTAGCATTAGTACAATATTAAGTTTTTGATTAAGACGTATCAAATCATTGTCAAGCATACGAATACGATCTATAAGAGCAATAAGAACTGTATTTGCTTCACTTAATACAGGTTTAACTTCTGTGGTTGCCCATTTCCATACGAAGTAGATCATATAACCTACTCCACCTGCGGCTACTATGGGAAACCCATATTTGTTGATGTTTGCTACTAAATCCATTTCCATTATTTACCTACGTACCATTGGGCAATTCGTTGACTTCTTGTTAAAAGCACTAATTTATTTTTGTAATAAACAGAATAATATCGCTGTCCTGAATTAAAACGTTTTTCAACCACCCTAAAATTATTCTGTTCACTACTCACATTAGTAAATTACTTTTTCTTTTTTTCTTGTGTTTTCTTTGGTGCTTTTTTGTGAACTTTTGATTTACAAGCAGCAGGATTTTTTACAGGATCACACTTTGAAAACTCTGTTTTTGGCTTGTATGGTTCTTTTGCTTTTGCTTTTGGTTTTTCACCAGCAAATGCACTTGTGCTAAATGCTAAAATTGTTGCAATTAAAAATATCTTTTTCATAATCTTTCCTTAATCTCTCCTTGCATCATTCTTACCGTCTGCACGTGCAATACGGTCAAGATCAGGACGCACACCTAACGCATTACTCATAAGTGTATCAATTCTTATAACATCGTGATTCATTGTTTTAACACGATTATCAAGTGCCATAATAATACCTTTAATACCATTGACACTGCCAGTAACACCAGCTAATATAAATTTTAGGGTTAAAAAAACAAAATAACCGCCTGCACAGGCGGCTGCAATAGGGAATCCAACTTCACCAACTAATTTGAAAAAATCCATTTCATTGACCTATCATTCTTATAATTGACTCTAATAAAATTACACCAACAAAGGAACCAAGTATTACACCTGACCATGTGTACTTACAAGTAAAATAATTTGGCGTATACTTTCTAATAAGTTGCCACTCTTGCGTGGTCATGTTGGCTCCAAGAATACCTGTATATATTTACCAAAAATATATAAAAATTGCTTGACAAATATCTTTATTGTGGTATATTTGAACTATGAAACATCGTGACATTATGATTGATATTGAAACACTTGGCAATACTCCAAAAGCTACGGTGTTGACTATTGCTGGCGTTACTTTTGACCGCTATGCTGATTATAGAACCATTGCCGACCCACGTGATTTAGATTATTTTTATTGTCGTGTGGATGTAGATACACAAAATCGTGAAGTCAATGAAGAAACTGTTCAGTGGTGGGGTGAACAGGCAAAAGAAACACGTGAAGAAGCATTTCATCCTGATGATAGATTACCACTTCGTGATGCTATGATTGCACTTAATAGTTGGGCAAGCGGTGCTGACCGTTATTGGGCAAACGGTGCTGGCTTTGATTATGTAATTTTAGAAGATTGTAATCGTGAACTTGGATTACAAAGTCCTTGGAAGTTCTGGCAAGTATTAGACGCAAGAACCATTTATAAGATGGTTCCAGAACATTTTATACCTGGTAATAGTAAACATCATGCGCTTTGGGATTGTCTAAATCAAATCCAAAGACTTACTGAATGTTTTGAAAAATTAGGAAGATATCCTAATAAGTAAACAACAGTGAATACTTTCAAAAATTTACTTAAAACTGACAAAACAGGTTTAATAAACGGTTACTGCCATATTCCGTGGACCGATCTTTTGATAAATGAAAATGGTTTAATATATCCATGTGGTTGCGAAGGATGGTTAAAAAAATCAATTGGAAATATCTTAGAAATTAAAAATAAAAAAGATTTATCTGATATTTTATTTAATAATATTATAAAACAAAGTATATTAGATCAATCATATAAATTTTGCCATGGTTATAAATGTTCTTTTATTCAAAATAGTTATTTGAATAAAAAATCAAAATTCTTTGTAGATTCTAGCAAAGATTTAACAAATTTATATTTGAAAAATATTTGGTTACAAATAGATGAAAGTTGTAACTTAGCCTGTCCAACTTGTCGAAATAATGTTATTATTAACAAAAATAATAGTAAAACTAAAAAAATAAAAACAATATTAGATAAATTAGAAGATTTCCTATTAAATGAATATAAAGAACAAATTACTATTAGACTTGTTGGTAATGGGGAATTATTTGCAAGTCCTACATTGTTATCATGGTTTTTAAAATTTGATTTTAAACGTTATAATAATGTAAATTTTTTGATACATTCTAATGGAACTTTACTAAACAAACATAAAGATTATTTGTTATCTGTAGCAAATAATTTATCTGGATTTGAAATAAGCACTGATGCAACTTCTAAAGAAACTTACAGCATAGTTAGAAAAAATGGTGAATGGGAAGATTTACTCAAAGGATATGAAGTTTTAGATGAACTTAGAAAAATTCAACCTGATTTTTATATTGCTTCTAGTTTTGTAATAAGTTCATTAAATTATTTTGAAATACCGAACATGATAAAATTTTCAAAAGACAGAAATACAACTTTAATTTTTTATAAAGTATTACGTTGGTCAATGGATGTTCAAAAATTTGATTCACTTAATATTTTTTCTCCTAAACATCCAAAACATAATGATTTTTTATCGGTTATAAGCAAAATTGATTTTAGTCAAACTTCATTAGATACTAATATTTTTACCTTTAAAATTTAATTGACAGAATCAAATATTAATATTATAAATAATTTCTTAAACAAAAGGAAAACAAAATGAACAAGACTTGGGGTTATCATTTGCTGCTTGATTGCACCGCTGGTGACAAAACACTAATTGGTTCAAAAGAAAATGTCTACAATTTCGTTAAGGAATTAGTTGTTGCAATTGACATGGTTGCATTTGGTGAACCATGGATTGAACGTTTTGCTACTCATTCAGCAGACAAGGCTGGCATTTCATTTTGCCAGATGATTGAAACATCAAACATCACTGGTCACTTCTGTGATAATGATGGTAACTTCTATATTGACGTTTTCTCATGCAAGCCATTTGTTAATGAAACAGTAATTGAAACTGTTGACAAATACTTTAAACCACAAAAGGTTCGTATGCATTACATTTCACGTGATGCATAATGGCTTATCTTTCATCGGGTTTTTTTAAATATAGACATGATCCATATAAGGATCGTGTCTCTATTTTTTTAAATAAATTAAAAAATAAAAGTCCATTTACTCTACAATTAGAAAATAATTTATTTGAAGTTGTGTTGAATCCTGAATGGGAATGGGCATATCTAGAATGTTTTAATCAAAATAAAAAACCAAAATTTATTATTGATGAAAACAATAATAGATTTAAATTTAATTCAATTGTTAAAACAACAGAATTTGGTGGTGAACCTTCTGGTTATCGCACCAAAAAAGAAAAATCTACATGTGAACATCTGCAAGAACAAATTAATGAAGCAAAAGGAACAAAAAATTTCATTTTTATTAAAATAAAACATAAAAAATATAAGATATCAAATTTAATACAATTTGAAGGATATAACTGCAAAGCTGATTTTGCTTTAGTCGATGAAAATAATAAAGCTATTGTTTTTATTAGTCATAAAGATGGATATTGCAATCCAAAAGAATTTGGTCAATGGAGTGGTATAAGTTATTTTACTGAACACTCTGAAGTTAATGATTTTTTACAAACCTTAAAAATAAAATTTCCAGACGGTATACCAAAAGGACACACAGCAGTATACAGAAAAATCAAGGATACTAACCTTAAAAAATCTGCCGTGTATGGTCTCTGTTTTAATAACTTTGATTGTAATCGACAAAATGTAGATTTAGTTATTCAAGGTAAAATATATCTTAAAGAAGTGTCTAAATCATGCTATGAATTGGAATGTTCACAAATATGGCATAATGGTGATGAAGTTATAGATGATTTTGAACCAGTGCTATTAGCTAGATATGCCAACGATAGAAATGATGGTGGATTTAATTTTACACGTATTACAATTTACCCTATTGGGGGTAGAAAAGTTATACCGATTGACTAAGAGGCACCTTTACCAATATCAAAAGTAAAGTTGCCTTTTATACCTGTACTAAGATATGTTTTACTTGCTGTAATTTGAACTTTGCCACTAAATTTAGGTGGATATACAGTTCTAAATCCTGTTATATGAACATCACCACCAACTGATTTAGCATCAGTATAAATTTGAATAACACTACCTTGTTGTAAGAATGCCAAAAGTGCTTTATTAAATTCTGGGTCTTTATTTAATGTGTCAGCTACTTTTTTAGCACAGTTTGCTAGTAAAACATATCCTATATTATAACCAGGACTACTCTCTTTACTACCATATGAAACAAATAATCTTTTTGCATCATCACTCATAGTTTCTGGACGATTTACTTTACTTGCAATATGTCGTAAAATTTCATCTTTTAAATTTTCATCAATAATACCAAGTTGTACACCAAGATTTAATGGTGCAAATCTCTGTCCAGATTTTACAATATTTGTAACTATGTCAACTTGATCTTGATATGTTTCTACTAATTCTGCATTGTTTTTATCAAACATAATATCATATATATTTTTAATGCTTGCAGTTGCACCCTTGTTTCCCTTGGTGCTTATTTTTAATTTTCCTCCACTTGGTGATACAAATTCACTATCACTTAAATTATTATTTTTTTCTTGAGGAAAATAAAAACTACAATTCTTGTATTCAGTTTTTAAAATTTCTTTGGCAGCATTATCGCTGTTTGTATCCTTAATCACGCCACTAATTAAAGCCATTGGAGTAATTATTTCTCCAAGATGATCACGAACACTAGTAAGTTTTTCTGCCATGTTCTTAAAAATTGCAGTTTTTGCACCGCTTGCAACCATACGAAGTCCATCCATAATTTCAGGACTTGCGCCATTAGTTTCTATTACACCTAATAACT